TGCCAGTTGGTCCCAGTAATATATGTGCAAACTTAGCTGGATCTGTTGTAACAAGTTCGTTGGTTGCACGGTCATGAACACCTGTATTAACTGCTACTTTAACTCCTAGAGTTTTTCCAATACTGTTAAACAACACAGCACGATCAACGCCCTTGAACTCGCTGTCTGCTGGCATTGCTGCAAGCATAAATTTGCTCCATGACATTTGTGTTAGAAAGTTAAAATCAACTTGAACATATCCCATCTCCGGTTTGCCATTGATGGGGCATTTGAAATGAATCTCTATACCAGTTTGATCGATCCACCCATCAAGCATGGCTGGGTTCTTGCCCTTTGCTTTGCGATTCATAATCTGATCATCTGGAATACCCTGTTGTTTGCACCAGTTCACAAGAGTACCAAGTACGGCGTCTTTAGTAATATGATTGGCATCAATGGCTAAATCAATATCGCCGCTTGTTTCTCTATGACCAGTACTACCAACCATAGCATCCATCAACTTTAAGCCAGTGACTTGCTCAAGCCACTTTACTGTAGTTGGAACATCGTTTCTATTAATGCGCTGAGTGGCTGGACTTTTATCAACGTGTTTGAATACATTACCGCCTTCTAATAAGATCATTTGCATTCTCTCAATTTTTTCCAAACCATCGCACCAAAATCTTTACTTTCTTCGTACAAGCCCGCCGCTGTGTTAGGTTGATTTGCTTGTTGTGGTTCTGCCGATGCTGTTCTTCTCTTTTCTACAGCGTCAACAAATTGCTGCAATTGTTGTTTTCTATCATCCAATGCTTTAATCTGAGTTTTGATCTGGTCTAGTTGACCAACTTCATCCGGCGCAGACATTGTCTCTTGTGATTGATTGCTTTGTTGTTTGATCAGTTGAATTAATTTTGCATCGTTGGGATCATTTGGATCTAATTTGTCAGGACCTATTGATATTGGTTCTTCTTCCCCAGGATGAATCAACCTACCAACATCGCCTCGTTTGACTACATTCCTAGCAATATTTCTCGTTTGCTTTTCTGGTTTGTATTCTTGTTGCTTCAACTGTTTATAGTATTCATGCTCTGCTTCGTCGTCGGCTTTTCTTCTTATTTCGCTTTTTCGTTTAGCAGCAGGAGACATTGTTGCCGAGTTAGTGACTTGAGAATTGTATGCACTACCCACTGCTCTGGTGATAGTTCCAGGTTTCTTGGGATCTATATCTTGAGCAATTTGCTCTAGCGTATCTTTATCAACTTGCGGGTATTTGCCACGTGCCCAGTCAACAAACGCACCTTGAATACCCGCTGAATCAGATGGATCAAACCCGCGAATAACTTGTTGAAAATTACCCATTTCTCTTTTGATGGCATCTGCTCGTACAGCATTTGCACTCTTATTAGTTGCACTCGCCACTCTTGCGTCAGGATCAAACAAGTCTTTTACCCCTTGCCATAATCCGCCGCCACCACTCTTGGCAGCGTTTGCCGCACCTCTTGCCAATTTGCCAGCAGTGCTTTGTTTTTTTGTAGTAGCTGCTGGTTCGGCTGCTGGTTTTTCTTTTGCTGTCGTTTCTGGTTCTGTTGCAACTGGTTCTTGCGTCTGCATAGTTGGCTGTTGAACAGTTGCCGCAGGGGTAGCAGTTGCACCGGGCACTGTATTTTGTGCGGCAGCGTTAAATGCTGTTGGAGCATTCATAGTAGCTGATTTGTATCCAGCATTTTGACCCATTAACGATTTACTAAAGTCAGGTGCCTGTGCAGGTTGTTGCGCGGGGACTGATTGCTGTGTTGCACTGGGTTGTGCTTGTTGCGGTTGTTGCGGTTGTGCTTGTACTGGTGCAGCAGCCTGCGGAGTTGCAGCAGCTACACCCGGATTCCTTGCATTTTTCCACACACTAGGCGCAGTTTGATTTTGCACAGCATTACTGGCCGCTGCTTGTGGGCTAGTGGCCGCAGGAGTATTTAATGGAGCTCTTGGACTTTTCCATACTGCTGGTGCAGGTTTAGAAAATTTGCTTTTGATATTATCCCACATACCTTCTTTGGTCAGGGATTCGTTTGTAATGTCACTTGGTTTCATCTGGGCTCTCTTTGTTTTCTTGGAGCCCTCTTACTTTACGAGTGAATTTGCTAGGATCTTGTGTGCGTATGCTATTCAACAATCTACGCTCAAGTTCATCTGCGGCAGTGGCATCATAATTCTCACGAATATAATTCATTAGATTTATAGCACTTACGATGACATTGTTAGCGCGGGTTTCAATAACTCGGGAATGATCCCTGTCTGCCCCAATACTGGCCAACTCATCTAAAATGCTACGGGTCTGCTTCTGCAAGATTTGCTCCAATCTATCGTATATTTATTATTGTAATGAAAAGAGTTAATCCGATTTCTTTAAACCCGCAATCATTGATTTTAATACAGCACTTTGGCTAGTCCCAGTTGCTTTTGCTGGTTGTTCCCAAACAGGGGTACCTGTTGGTCTATCTGACTTTGGCTTAGTATCTGTAATTTCATCAACACTGGCTTTTCCTGGTTTGATCTTACTCATAATAGCATTAACATTAACTGGACCACCGCTGTGTTCTGTATCAAGACCTGGATCAGTAATACGCATGGTCTCAATGTTATATTCAAGATCAATTTTCTGGTCAACCCCAGTTGAACTACGAGATTTTAAACATTGGATTTGATAACGACCACGCTCTTTCATGGCACGACTTGTCAAGATACCAAACACATTATCTGCTGTGTTGATCTTACTGATACCACCAGAGATGTGTGCATGACTAAATTCAACTTCGTCAACTGCACTACGATTTAATTGTGATGCTGTGACCATCAGTACTTGTAGTTCTTTAGCCAAATTACGCAATTCTTCCGAAACATATTTGTCTTTTACAAACAAATCATTTGGGCTTACTTTTGCTGAGATTGGCATCAACAAGTCAAGGTAGTCAATCATCAAAAAATCAACTTTCTTGCCAGTTTGTATTTGATATTCTTTTAAGAATGCACGAATGTCGTTAATGTTGCTTTGTGCTGGTAATGCTTTGATTCGATAGTCCCCAGACTTTTTACCAGTCATAGAAACTTTTAAACTAGTACCAGAAACATCTTTGCGAATTTCTTTTGTTCCAGTATTGGTCAACATGGCATCAGTGCGCAACGATACAAGTTCTTCACTCAATTCAAGCGTAATATACACTCCGCTTAGACCCTGTGCGAGCCAGTTCAATGCAATGTTCATCATCACAAGTGATTTGCCTGACCCTGAACCACCCGCAAAGATGTTGAGTTCGCCACGACTAAAGCCACCATACAACAAGCGATCTAGTTGTGGCCAACCAGTGCTTTGTTGCCCACCCGAACTGAAATATTTGTTAATACGAGCCGCGGGATCAGCAAAGTAGTCTGTGCCCAAATCTCTAGTAAGTGAAATTTGTACAGCATCTTTGATTAGTTTCTCGACTGGATCAAAATCACCCTTCTCTAACAAGTCTGCTGATTTAAGAATTGCACGTTCAAGTTCTTGTCGTTTAGTGAATTGTTCAAACTCAGTAATGAACCAATCATTGTGATCTGCCATGTTTGGATCAGTTTTAAGTTCAACTCCTGTTGTTGCTTTTACCTGATCGGATGCTGGTAAAGTTTTATACTTGTCACTGTATTCGCTAATAAACTTGGCAGTTTCCCTTAGGCTGCGATCAAAGTTTTCACTGTTGTAAATGTTCTGCACACGCACAAAGTTCTGTGCGTCTACCAACATCATTTCTAAAAATAATTTTTGTAAATCTGTGCTGTATTCTTTTGTCATTATAATTTATGCCCTGCAAATTTTTGGAACCCGGGATCTTCAACTTTATTAAATTTTAATACCAATCCATTCAAATCTTCATATTTCATGTCGTCACACATTGATATCAAATTTTCTATATTATCTGTTGTATTTGTTTCTATCAAATTATCTGGATTAATACCAAAAAAACAAGCAGGATGTGTTTTGCTGAAATTCTTCATCATCAAGAAATTTTGATACTTATTTCCTATATAGTCTGCATTTTTAATGTCTGAGTGAAAATAAACATATGTGGACAACATCCACCCAACCTTTGTGTTTTTATCACAACGATCACCCAACGAATGAATTATATGAAACGGTAATATACAACTTACAAAATAGCACTGAGACCATGTCTTCTCTTGTTTCCATAAATCAACTGTTGAGTGGCAATTTTGTTGAAAATTCTGTTGATTTAACGCAGAAGAATTCTGATTAAAAAATATAAAATCTAAATTTGGTAAACAATTTAAAAATTTTTCTATATTTGCAACATTGATTGTTTTCCAATCTATTACTTCTTGATGCAAATTATCATTTTTTATATCAGTCAAAGACCCGGACAATGAATAAACTGTCCAATCATGATCTAAAAAATTTGTTAGTACCTCTAGTCCAAATTTTGACCCACACCCAACCAATAATGCAGTCTTCACAGTAATTCCTTAAATATTTTTTTCCAATCTGCTCCGGATAACAAATCAGAATCTTCAAAAAATGGAATGTACGACTCAGATGCTGGTTGATTAACTTCTGCCAGACAGTTTTCCAGTTGACCAAATAAATTACTATTAGTTTTATATTTTTCTTTGTGACTTGTTAGTTTTTGGACAACTTCTAGCTTGAGACTATCTTTCAAATTTCTACATCTTAGACTTGGCTTACCCCCAACCTGATTAATTGTAAAATCGGTTATGTTAAATCTATTCATAAAAAACTCTTGAGTTTCTGGTAAATGAAGTGCAGTACCAACAGAAAACACAGTATTGACTCTCCAAGAAAAATGAAGTTTACTGAGCGATTCCATGTTGTGCATGAATTTTGTCCAGGTCGCCCCTCGTCGTATATATTCAAATCTTTCTGTTAATCCATCTGCACTGACTGTAAACAAAACATTTGAGAATTTTTTAAGTTCATCTACGATGGCATTATCATCATCAAATGTCATATTTGTATTCACTCTTATAGAAAAATTTAAATCTTTGCGCAATCTTCTCAATAATCTTAGATTGTGTTTAATCAATGTAGGTTCGCCGCCACTTAAATATATTTCTTTTAGAGTATCTTGATTGTCAACAATCAAATCTATTATGCTATCTGCTGCGTGAGTATCAACTTTACGAATTGGTTCTCCCAATTCTTGAGCTATTGCGCTACTTTGACTTGGATTACAAGTAATACATTTTAAATTGCAAGTACTGCCCCAATGCAAATCTATCCCATTAAGAATAAAATTTTTATTATTATCATAATCCACAGTCGATTTCAAAAACATAGGGTTATATAAATCTCTAAGAAATTTATAAGAATAGTCTTCGTTATTTTCTAGAATTTGGCATGTAGAACAGTTGTTGTGCATAACATCTTTAGATAGATTATCTCTGATGTTTTCAAGCTCACTACTTTTTAAAATATAATCAATTTCATTATCATGAATATTGCCTAAATGTGTTTGTCCGTTCACACAAGTAGATACTTCACCAGAAGTAAATACTTTAATATGATTCCATGGTACAGAACAAAAATGCTTAGATTGCTTAAATAAAAAATATTTCTTTTTAGGATCCATGTTAGTCATTCATCTTCTTCTTTTTGAGTTCTATCTTTAATTTATTTGATTCTTTACCATCAATGATGGCTTTAAGTACAAACAATTTTCCGTACTTACGCACTGCTTCATTAACATCTTTGCACGTTTCATGCCAGATCGGAAAGCTGACTGACCAGCCATATTCGATTGCCTGGTCAACCAAACTTGTACCGGCTCTGTCATTGTCGGGAACCACAATGACTTCTCGTCCAAGACCGTCGATAATATCCGCTTGTACCTCTGAGCATTCATTACCCAGAATAGCAACACCATCAATAGCCATCGCATCAAAGGGGCCTTCGACCACGATGACGAATTTTCGTTCAGGCGTTTGAGTATCCACGTTAAAAACATAGTTTGGATCGTTTTGATTCCAGTATTTTGGTTTTACATTATCTACAAATGCTCGTGCTGTATAGCCAATTATTTGATTTTTCCAATAATATGGAATGATTACTCGCTTGTTTAAATTATATGCTTTTTCCGATGACCAGTAAACATCATATTTGTTCCAATCAAACTGTCTACGATCCAAATACATTATGGCTTCATAGTATTCATCTGGTACATTGTTACCGTTACCAAGAGCATACCAAGTTGCCAATTCACTGATTGATTTTGCTTCTTTTGGCAATGATCTAGGGTTGAATACTACTTCTTGATGTTCTTCTTTTACTTCTTCTGGAGCAACAAATTCTTTGACTCTGATTGCTTCAATGACCAATCGTTTAACTTCTTGTTCATTGGCACCAAACCATCTTAGTAGTTTTCTAAACTTATAATTTAAATGTCTGCCTGGGTTATAGTTGGCTTTGAAGTTGCAGTTGAAACAGTGATAGCTGACTGAACCGTTGCCGTTTGAGATAATGCCGCCGCGCCCGCGCTTATCACCGCAGCAGGGCGCATTGAAACTAATCCAACCACTAGTGGAGTTTGTTTTGCGTTTGGCTGGAAGTAATAGTTTTACTGCGTCTTGAACTGCTGTGAGCATACACTATTATATAGACTCGTGTGAT